ACCATATACGCTTCGTAATCAATGTAAAGCGTTCGCCCAATGATGTGGCAGCGCACCAGGACTGTCGGGTCAACTGCAAAGCCCCAGTCGGCGCCAAGCCTGTGGATAACTTCTGGCGGCGCATCGAATTCGTCAATCTTCCAGTTACGGAATACCCTGCTGTTGCTGTTCCGCAGATACTGACCCATCCAAACGTGCTGGTATTTGTCAGGGTCTCTCCGCTTGTCGTACTCCATCTCTTCTCTAAGAACGTCAGGAAACCACGGGTTTTCCCCAAAGTTAACCTTAATCACTTTGGCATCGTTCGGCGGTTCTGGCCCGCGCAGCAGAAAGTCCACGGGGTCGCTGTTCTGCCTAGGGTTCCACGTGAACCACAATTCAGAATCAGGTTTGCGGATGGTAGGTCGCAGCAGGTCAAGGCTGGTCTGGCTCAAGCTTTGGGCTTCCTCTACCCAAGCGCAGTCGTAGCCTTCCAGCGACTTAATGCTGTCGGCGGTGTGGTTTTGCATACCTTGGAAAATAATCGCACCATCGCCCTTCTTGGACTTAATGACGGCATCCTGTATCTCAAAGTAAGCGCCAGCGTTCATGGCCTCAATCTTGGTCTCCAGCAACCGCTTGACGGACTGATTCAGGGACTTCTGTATCTCACGGACGCAAACGCTGCGCCGCTTTTGGTCCATGATGTGACCTTCAATCATCAGCTCGGCAAACATATGGGACTTGCCTGAGCCTCGCCCACCCCATGCTCCTTTGTAGCGACTGCCTTCCAGCAGAGGAAGTGCCCACTCAGGGGTTTGGATTTGCAGGGTTTTACCCATTCTTGATAATCACGCGCTCAATCTTGGCAAACTCCAACGGCACACCATCTGCGCCAGTCAGCTCATGCTTTTGGGTTTCTGCCCAACGCATCTGGGTCTTGCTCCACCAAATGGCTGCAGTCGTGTCGCCTGCCATAACCTTTTGAAATAGGGTTTTTCCTACCTGTGCGTTTGCCTTTGACTTGCCACTAACCAGCTCGGAACTGAAGTGCGCCCGCAGTGTGTCAATATGGATGCCATCCCGCACCAGTGCGCCAATTTGCTCAATGGGTAAGCCGTAGCCTGACAATGCTTCTACCTGTTTGCGCTCGGCATCGGTTGGCTGAAAGGCTGGTCGTCCTGCGCCTGGTTGCGCGCCACCTCCGTTAGGATAGCGTGCGCCACCCTTCTTTCCTTTTATTTGAGTTGGTTTTTCTTCAGTGGCTTGTTTCTTGCTTGTCATTTGTAACCTCCGCGAAAGGTTTTCCGGTTTCTGCGTGTGTTGCTATTTTACCTGTGTAGTCCTGCCAACGCTTAATGATGACATCGCAGTATTTTGGGTCTAATTCCATCAAATAGCTGTGTCTGCCGTGCTTTTCTGCCGCCAGCATAGTTGTCCCGCTACCACCAAACAAGTCCAGAACGATATCCCCACCTTTGGTATTGTTCAGCATTTGATATTCAAACAGTCCGACCGGCTTCATTGTTGGGTGTTCGCCATTACGGTGCGGCTTATCAAACTCCAAGATCGTGGTTTGCTTTCGGTCAGTGGCCCACAAGTGGCCTGCGCCTTCCTTCCATCCATAAAGGCATGGTTCGTGCTTCCAATGATAGTCTTGCCGCCCCATAACCATTGATGATTTTTTCCATATAAGGCATTGACGCACCTTCCAACCAGCATCATTGCAAGCGCCTCTGAAGTTGTAGCCTTCAGTATCGGCGTGCCAGATGTAAAACACAGCGCCCTTTTTCATCACGGTATCAGCAGTCACGAATGCATCCCGCAAAAACTGCCGGAATTGATCGTTGCCCATATTGTCATTTTGAATGGTCATTTTTTCCTTTGTCGCGCCCTCATAAGCCACGTTATAAGGCGGGTCAGTTAACAACATATCAACCCCCTCCCCCCCATCTGTAAGTTTCGAGACAGCATCCACGTTTGTCGAGTCCCCACACATCAATCGATGCTTGCCCAATATCCAAACATCGCCGAGCACAGTGACCGGCTGCTCTGGCACTTCAGGTACGGCATCTTCATCGGTCAACCCTGGCGGTATTTCCTCTGGGGTTAAGGCTGCTATCTCCTCTGCCGTAAATCCAGTCAGGTCAAGATCAAAGCCCAGCTCGGTAAGCTCATCAAATTCCAATGCCAATAGGTCGTTGTCCCATTCGGCAAACTCAGCCATACGGTTGACGCTAATACGGAATGCTTTGATCTGTGCGTCTGTCATGTCATCAGCAAGAATTACTGGTACTTCGGCAAGACCGAGCTTTTTTGCGGCCTTCAAACGCAAGTGACCATCAACCACCAGACCGTCTGACTTTGCTATTACGGGGATTCGAAAACCAAACTCCTTGATTGCTCCAGCAATTTTGTCAACAGCATGGTCATTCTTGCGCGGATTGCGTGCGTATTCAATCAACCGTTCAATAGGCCATGTTTCGAATTTCAGTTGGCTCATAAATGTTTCCATGTTTTTCGAGTAATGACTTGAGCAATGGTCATCAGGTGAACCCCGTACTCTGCGGCTAGTTTTGCGTATGAAATCTGAGGTGATCTTGCACGAATGTCAAAAACGTTTTGTTCCGTTAGTTTGGCATTCCACATTTTGCTTCCAACTGGCTGTGTTCCGTGACTAATTTTGTGACTAGAGTTTTCCTTAGGTGTCGCATAAATCAAGTTTTCCAGCCGATTGTTTTGCTGATTTCCATCCAGATGGGCCACCTCACGGCCTGCTGGACAGTTACCTTTGAAAGCTAACATAACTGCCCGATGAACTTTCCACTGATGCGTTTTTCCATCTTTACGAGCATTGAACACCATGCGGCCTCCACGGTCTTTACATGGTTTGAGATGCCGCATTGCTCTTGTGCCTTTTGCAGAACTAACACGCCGCACATTGCCAATGTCCGAGACTTCATAATCTTCAAAGTCAGGTAGTGGTTTCCAGTTTTCAATGCTCATGCAACAATTATAAACCATACAGACAACAAATTTCTACTTTGTCTGCGGGATTAGTCATATCTGTTTGTTTTCCTTAAAGTTGTTGGTGGCCGGTACTGATCTCCGGCTTATCGGCCTTACCCACGATCTCCGACTGGTTCCGCAACGCTTTCGCGTCCTGGCATCGTTTAAGCGGTTGAAGCCAGCGTATCAGTCTACGCATTCACCAACACGGCTGCGGACTGCGGGAACTTCACCTTTCCCACGGGATGCATCAGAACCAAACTCTGCCGTTGCAATCCCCATGCGTGTTGACGCTTTTAGTGTTTCTGCAAAAGTTCTATAGTTTTAACATAAGCATTGTGCCACATTTGTGATTTTCCGTGCTTGCTCATTTTTCCCTGATCTAAATTGGCATGGCAAGTGAAACAAAGCGCAGCCACGAACTCATCGCTGGCCTTTATTCCCCGTCCCTTGCCGTGAGCGCCTTCGTTAGAGTGTGCTGCTACCACGGTTCCGTCCTCTGCACCGCAGTGTTGGCAGGGTAATCCTCGGCAGGCTTCTAGGCGCTTTTTGTCCCGCAGATATTTGGTCTTTGGGTACATCATGCCGAAAACCTCACGCCTTTTTCTGCCCCGAATGCTTCCATTAAAGTTTGCAAATCGCACATTTCTGCCTTGGTCATTTTTCTGGTTGACTGACCCAGCACGACAAATCCACCATCAAGACCAGGCACAACTTCCTGTTTTTTCAGTGCCGCGGTGAAGACGTGCTTCCATTCTTCTTCTGTAAGTTTGCGTCCGTACCAGTCAACTTGTTCGCTTATTTCTCTGAGCATGGCCCATAAACGTGAGTTTTGCTCAAGACTCCGAGTCGCTGGCTTAATCTCCAGCACCATCTTATGCCCTGCCATCAGTGCGCTTTTAAGCTGAGGCCAGATGGTCTTTGTCATTACGTTGTGAGCTTGGACTGGTTCCCAGCATTGAACTGTAAGTTTCATTCTGCAACCCTCAGCATTTGCAAAGCGGCTTCTGGGCTGTCAACCCTGCATAGTGTGCCGCCACTCCACTTTAGGAAAAAATCTTCTTGGAGTTTTGTTAAACGCTTTTTGCTGGTGGTTTTTACTTCAACCAAGAATGTATGGTTTTTGTATCCGACAAGCAGGTCAACGGGTAAACTAATAATCCAAACGTAAGCGCCAGCCGCCCGTAGCGCCGCAACAATGGCCTGCTGGTTTGTATCAACTCTTGCTGCATGTCTCATTTTTCATTTCCTTTAAAACATGAGCTTCAATTCCCCGAAATAGCTCTTCCTTGTCCAGCCGCTTGACCTCGTACCATGCCCAATCTTTCCATTCTGGCAAGCGGCATAAGCGCAAACAGTCAGCAAACACTTTGGTTCGGATTGCTTCAGAGTCAAAAATGAGCCATTCGTCAAACATTGGTCATTCCTAACGCTTCTTTGGCCCAAGCAACATACAAACTTCGGCGGGGCAGACCGTTTTTGTGGTCAAGCATAATTTTTCTCGCCCAATCTTTTGGGTCATGCCTTGGCACATTAGCGTTTAATTGCGATAGTTTTGCCAATTCTTTGTGCACTCTCACGGGGTCTGCCTGCGGACTGGGGAGCTGCGGCCTCTCCGGTTCTGGCGCTCGGTGGCACAAATTTTTGAAGTGAACCAAGTTTGGCGGGCGTTCAGGCAAATTATCCAGTGCCCATGAAATAGCCATCATGGATTCTTTGCTTTTCAGGAATGGCGACAACTCATGCAGCCAAAACGACTTGATCTCGTTTAGAGGAGCTGTACCTATCGAATTGTCCCACGCACTTCCGTAGGTCAATGACAGTCTTTCAAACAGTCGGTCAATGGGTTGTGTCATGGTCAATCTCCAGCTTGGGGTTAAATTCTTGTCCTGGTGTCCTGCCAGTCATGGCTTCCCACCGAGCGCGTTTGAACTCGTAGTCTTTCTCGGCAAATGACTTTGCCTCTGCTTTGTCTTTCAGCCAATCGGCCTTGAAGCCCGTCCAGCCCCTCGCACAGCACGTTTCCAAGGCTACCTGTAGGCTGACCCCTGCTTTCTTCGCTTCGCACTCTATGCCATCAATGGCGGTCTGGGTGACTGCTGCTCGTTTTGCTTTCCGTAAACTTTTCCAATCCTGCCAAACAGCATCCGTCACGCCTCCAGGCGGGGCGACTGTATTCTTCTTTGTAGATGAAGTAGAAGATGAAGAAGAAGATGAAGGGGTTGGTTTTTGTTTATCCTCAAGTTCAACCTTGGGGTTATCCTCATGGTTAACCTTCAATGCAGGATTTCCACCTAGTTTTCCACCTTCTGCCCTCTTGTTTCGCAGGATTTCGTCTCTGACCATGCGCTTGGAGTAGATTTCGCCGCCTGCACCCAATTCGTAAACTCCGGCCTGATGCAGTTCCTCCAGCCAATCAATTACATCCTTTAAGGTTGCACCAACCATAGATGCAAGGTTGGTTGAAAGGATAACCTTGTTGCCAACCTTCAAGTGACCGTATGGATTACCTTCGTGCATAAAACAGATCATGTCTATCCACAATCCTCTGGCGCCCGTTGAACAAGATCGCAGTGCCGTGTCCCGCAGCCAATCGCTAGGGTAAAACTGAAATGATGGTCGCTTCATGCAGATTCCCCTTGGCAAATGTAATTTTTTTCGGGTCGTTTTTTTCTATGATGCTGGTTAAATTTTGGCTTTAGTCTACGAATCAATCGTATTTCCCACATTGCCCAATCGCCAAGACGTTCTGAAAACTTGACTTTTATGTCAATTTTTGTAGTGTCTGATACGTCAGCCCAAGGCGTGTGAATGTTTTTTCCATAGCCATATCGAAAAGCGTGGCCGCTAAATCGATTGCTGAAACTTGACGATTGACCTATGTAAACAAGATCACCGTCAAAATACACAGCATAAACACACGCCCGATTCGGGAAATTTAATTTTTTTGGGTAAAGCCCAAATGATTGCCATTTACTCATGGGTTTTCCTTTTTCACACCCTTTAAAAGAAACATCGGCAGGGGAAGGGATAACCCTTTTCGGTCTGCTCATGACTTCAGACCTAGCCGTGTTTAACAAAATTCTATACCACTTTTGCAGCCTCAGCAATCTGTTTCTTGTATTTATACCGCAGCACTTGCTCCCAGCCTTTGGGCACACCACGCTGCCGCCAGTTGCTGACCACGTTCTGCTTTACGTTCAAGATGTAGGCCAGGCGACCAGTTCCGCCTGATGCCTTGATTGCAATTTCTAAGATGTCCATCTCCTGACTATATCACAATTGTGAGTGGTTCATCGATAAATAAAATTTATTAAAAAATCAAACCTAATAAAAATTATTGTAAAAAAAGTCTTGCAGGGCTTCACAATTGTGATATGATTCACTCATGCCGCAACATCCCGTAGCGGTCTTTTTAGGAAAAATCATGGCTCACTTAATCGAAAACAACACCCAAACAGGCAAAGCAGAAATTGCATATGCAAACAGCACACCTTGGCATGGTCTTGGTCAACAGCTCACAGCAGATGCATCTATTGATGTATGGCGCAAAGAGGCAGGGTTGGATTGGGATGCAAAGTTAGCACCCATCATGTTTACGTGTGACGGGCAAAACTACAATGAAATGCTTAATCAAAATGTCATCTACCGTAGTGACACAAATGCAGCTTTGGGCGTGGTAACAAACCGCTATAAAGTGCATCAGCCTGCTGAAGTTTTGGACTTCTTCAACACATTGGTTCAATCTGCTGGGTTTACTCTTGAAGTTGCTGGTGCAATCAAAGGCGGAAAACGCATCTGGGCATTGGCAAATGTCAATCGTGAAGCAGTTGTTCTACAAGATGATGCTGTGCGAGGGTACTTGCTACTCAGCACATCATTTGATGGCTTAACAGCTACTGTAGGACAGTTTACAAGCATTCGAGTTGTATGTAATAACACACTATCAGCAGCAGATAGTGAAAACTCACTAAGCAGGGTAAACCTTACACATGGTGCAAAGTTTGATGCAAGCCTGATGCGTGAACGCCTAGGCATCATTGTTGGTGGCTTTGATGGAATGATGGACAAGTACAGGTCACTTGCCCGTCAAGGTGTAAGCACCGAATACGCCAATCAGTTCACTAATAAACTTTTCCCTGCTGCATACAACCACCAGACCAATACATTTAAAGAATCGCGGGGCTTTAAACGTGTCATGGAACTATTCGATGGTGCTGGTATTGGAGCAACAAACCAAGGGGTCTACGGTACACGATGGGGCTTGCTAAATGCGGTGACTCAATACATCGACCATGAGCGTGGCCATAACGTTGACACCCGCATGAACAATGCTTGGTTCGGCAATGGCAATCGGCTGAAATCAGAGGCCGAATCACTGTTGTTAGCTTGATATAGGTGGGGCTTCGGCCCCATTTAAAAAAGCTATTCAAAACACAAAAGTGATAAATTTATTTTTCAACAAATGCTTAAATAGATTCACAATTGTGATATGATTCACACATGCCCTGAACTTCTCGGGGTCTTTTTAGGAGATAGCATGAACATCACTTTTGACCGTTTCATAAACGGCTTTCAATTCACCGGCCTTGCCGAAGTCGAGCATGGCGAAGAAGCCACAGAGATTGACCCAGCTTGGCCCACCATCGTCACAGTCTTTGCACTGCACATCGATGGGTCACACAAAGACTGCCTCGAAATCATCGACCCTGCCATTGTTCAGCGCATTGAGAAAATGATTGCGGAGGATGTATGAACGATACAGCCCTTCTCAAAGACTTGGCCTTCAAAAGCCGCGACAACCCGCAAGAGCGTTTGGCTTTATATGTTGAGCTACTTGAGGCGCATATCCTTAGCCAAGATGAATTGCTAGAGACATTCCAGCAAGAAATTGACCAAATCATTATCGAACTTACACAGGAACAATCATGAAGAACATTTCCACCGCATTGGTCAAGGCTCAAAAAGCCTTTGGCCCTGCCCTGAAATCATCTACCAACCCGCATTTCAAAAGCAAATATGCAGACCTCAGTGCTTGCGTAGAGGCTGTCATTGACGGACTGAACGAAGCTGGCATTGCCATGATCCAAAGAACAAGCGAGGACTTGACTGGGGTCACAGTGGAGACCGTGTTTATCCACGAATCAGGCGAAATGCTGGAATGCGGCAAGTTGCACGTTCCTGCCAGCAAACAAGACCCGCAAGGATATGGCTCGGCGCTGACCTACGCCAGGCGCTATTCCCTGATGGCGGCCTGCGGTATTGCACCAGAGGACGATGATGGGAATGCTGGCAGTCGCCGCACCGAAGTCAAGACACCGGACATCACCGACCATTTGCTGGCGATTGAAGGTAGCGGCAGCAGCGAGGAGTTGGCGAAGATTTACAAAGATGCACTGGCAGCCTGCGAGGGCAACCAGGTGCTACAGACAAAGGTAATTCAGGCAAAGAAGGCACGGATTGATCGTGCAAAAAAGGAGCAATCATGAGCGAAGAACAAGGAACCGAGAACTGGTTTGCCGACAGGCTTGGCAAAGTCACCGCCAGCCGCTTGGCTGATGTGCTTGCTAAGACTAAAACGGGGTACAGCTCCAGTCGAACCAATTACATCACGCAGCTGGTACTGGAGCGCATCACCCAGACAAGAGCTGAGTCTTACTCTAACGCAGCAATGCAATGGGGTACTGAACAAGAACCTTTTGCAAGGGCTGCGTACGAGGCGCACACGGGGCAAATGGTAGAGGAAGTGGGGTTCATACCTCACCCCGACATTGAGGCTGCTGGAGCCTCACCTGATGGCCTGGTGGGTGATGATGGAATGGTGGAGATCAAATGCCCATCATCCAGCACTGTCCTTGAGGTCTGGCTTACCCATTCCCAAGGCGGCAACCCTGTGGATGCCAAATACTACGCCCAGATGCAATGGCAGATGCGTTGCGCTAATCGGGCTTGGTGCGACTATGTGGTCTTTGACCCCAGGATGCCAGCCAAAGCCCAGTTGTTTATTTTTAGAGTTGAGCGCAATCCTGACTGGCTCAAGATAGCAGAAGATGAAGTCCTGAAGTTTTTGGCAGAAGTAGATGCCAAAGTTGTAGCCCTTAACAAAATC